ATTTGATTCAGCATATCGTTCTGAAACACCATGACGTTAGCGCGAGAGATGAGATCGGCAACCCCGGCCATGCCGAAGTCGTAGCGTTGCAGTTCGTCCAGGATGCACTCGATTTCACTCATCCCCCAGTATTGCTCGATCTGGCGCTCGAACAAAGGTAGGTCACGCCCAACGAATCGCAAGCATCGGGAATGATGCACTTTCAGCGATTCGGATGCTTCCGTGTAAATCTGATAGGAAACAGGAAGTCCGTACTCTGACGGTCTATTGCGGTCGGTGATGAGGTCAGACGAGGGAGACATGCCACTCCATCTATCAACCACGATCATGCCCTTATAGCTGTCCGGCTGCACGTTTTCTAGGATGAGTGGCTTCGATAGATCGTTGTCGCCGTCGATGATGATGACGCCCAGCGCACCACCGAATAGACGGCCCCACTTGCGCCCTTCGATGAACTTCTGCAATGTGCAAGTCTCAGCAATAACCCTATTGAAATCTGATATATCCTCTGGGGGGACTTGCGTCAGAAGTGTGGGGAATGCCTTATTTTGATCTTGCGGCTTTGTGTCCACCACGGCGCGGATGACCCAACTACCGCGATACATGAAAACGAGCTTCTGGTAATCGAGCGAGAGGCGAAAGGGGATGTGCCGACCGGCATTGACGGCGGATGATGTGCCGAATCCGATGTTTGCAGCTTGGTTCGCATACATATCTTTCACCGCAGCCGCGTCATTCTTCGCCCACCGTGCCGATGCTGCCTTGCTTGCGATTGCAGATCGCGCCTGCTTACTCAACGATTTCGCCCTAGCCATGCCGCCATTGCTCGCATTCGCCATGCTTACGAATATAACACGCAAGCATTCAGCCCAAAAGATAGCACTTGACAAGGAGGTACGCAATAGAGTACGGTAGCTACATGAGCAAGCAATCGTTCGAGTCCGCAGTCTTTATGGTCGATTCACTCGCAGAGATTGATTTCGATTCGATTCCGTATGGCGTTCGCGTCCGGCCTTCACATCCTCGCTATTTTGAGGCAATATGTGAGGCGGCAAACAACGCCCGTGAGGTTGGGGTGCTGGTCAGCGTGATGCGTGAGGCTGATTTCTTCCTCACTTATCCGCTTCAATACGATTCTCCGGCACCTAGCCTTGTGCCTTCGTATACATGGCGCAAGAGGCTGTATCTGTTCTTTCATGGAAGGTTCCGAGAGAGCGTGGGGCGATGAGACGAGTATTCAATGTTCTTCCTTCTATTGTTTGCTTTCTGTGGACATGCTGGGAACACCATCACCATGAGGGCGATTGGCTGTTTGGGATGCTCGCTTCGATATTTTTACTGCAATACTATGCCTACATTGATAAACGCAACGTCTAGTCAGCCCAGCCGATACTTCGGGATCACCTTCATAACGCCCATGCGGAGCGCGTCGCAGGTGTGATCATGGTCTTTTATGGGTTCTTCCTCCCCTCTTTTAGCTGCCTTCTCTGACCATGCGTATTGCTCAAGCTCTTTGATTGTCATGGGGCAGTTCTTGGCATGGATGCGGTACTTCCCCGTATTGAGCGCAGCCGAGACGCGCCGGATGCCCTCTAGCACCTCATTCTCGCCGTTCTTGACCTGATACCCCCGCCGCACCAGTTCGAGCTTGAATGAGGCCGCCGAGGGGTCAACAATCACGATCAGGCCGCGTTTCTCTGACCCCACGAACGCATCGAAGTCGTCAGCATACTCCGCATCCGTCTTTTGGCGCATCTCTTTCGCTGAATCCCAGTAGTATTCCCGATCCTGCCAAACCGTCCGGCTATCGTCGAACGCTTCAAGGAATACGCACGGGTTGATCGTTCCATAATCGACGAATATGTATCGCTGCACCCTCTGGTTCTCAAGCCCCTCTGGTCGGCTGGTATCGTCGTACTTGCAGTGCGGCCCCAACACGTCACGATAAATAGACGACTCGGCAACCACCCACAGTCCCAGAATGTATCGCTGATAGAAAACGCCGGTGTAGAGTTGCTTCTGAGCTTCGATGTACTCCCGGCTCAGGTTGGGGTTGTCCTCCATCGTGTACTGCTCAGACCATAGCAGCCCCGCCGTGCGTAGGGCTTGGTTGTCCAGGTACTCTGTCTTTAGCCAGTGCATCGGAACGCCAGCATTCGTCGTGCCGTAGAACCGCGCACCATCGGGCGACATGCGGGTCAAGAGCATCTGAAAGAACTCCTGGGGCATGAGCGTTACTTCGTCACCGATGGCCACGCCCACGGTCAGCCCACGCACATACTTCTCACTGCCCTCATCCTTTGCCCCCATCACGAGCCACGACGAATCGAACAGACGCAGCATCCCTGATTGGTGGTTGTAGCTGTAGTTCGATGGGCCGATCAGGTTGAAGAGGTCGTTGAGGACGTTGTTGAAGATCGTCTGCTTTGTGACGCCGGTCAGCACACGCCAACCGCTCACGTTGTACCGGCAGGCTTGCAGGATCTTTGGGTGCAAAGCCCACGTCTTCCCCGAACGCACAGAGCCGGTGAGAATATTGATGCGATAGTCTTGCTCCATCGGAGAATAGGCGAAGCGTTTGAGACGCGGGCCGTAGTTGAGGATCATCGCTTGCATCCCCGCGCATGTACCCCGCCCAGACTGCCACATGACGGACAAGTGTTGGTAGCGGGTGCTGGGATCGAACCAGCGGCCTCACCCTTATAAGGGATGCGCTCTGCCAACTGAGCTACCCCGCTATTCCATTTCACTGATCGGCACTTCCGCGACGGGCAACGCTTAGGTAAGCCGCCCTCTGCTATCCAGCGATGGTGACAATCGTTACATTCACAGATTGGTACATCGTGCCTAACCATACGGTACATTGTACCAGTTACTCTGCGTCCGGCAACGCCTCATGCTCTTTGCGGAACTCCGCCAGCAACTCAGTAAGCGGGTTATCGGTTTGATTCACTTCGATCTTGTCGCCGTAAACCTTTGGCAACAGCTTTGATGCCAGCCATTTGCGAGAATCAATCCGCAACTTACGGTGTTCGATCATGTCGGCCCGTTTGGTTTCAATCGTGCCGTCGCCCTTCGTGGTTACAATCTCCCCAAGCTGCGTAGAGTCAGCAATCTGCATAATCTCATCAGCCATCACTTGCGCCTGGTCTGCTCTCGCACGCGCGTATCTCTCACGAAACAACTTGTTCTGCTGTAACCATTTGTAAATAAGGGACGGAGAGAGAGCGAGGTCAAGGTCTTGGATGATTTGCCCCAGCCCTTTTGCCTGCGTAGCGATAGCATCACAGATTTCGTCTGCGATTGCCTCGTCGAATGGGATGGGAGTCGCCATGTCCTGATTATACCAAGTCGCCGATGTGCTTCATGTCCATGCCCCCATAGTATTCCAGGTCTGGACTCAGTTTCAACGGCATAGCGCAACAATGTGGAATCAACGACTTACATATGCACTACGTTTTTTCTCATATTGGCGCTGGCAGGCGATTACGCGCCGTAGATTGCCGTATGAGCTTGTTCTTAGCTGTGGGCTCCCATAGCCTGCTAACATCCAGCACACCACTCGCATCTACTGCCGGATGGCTCACCCTTTATCCTTATGGCAATCGCAAGGGCCAGGCTCTTCTGCCGGAGCAATTGAGGTAGCACAATCGTTGGAGTGCGAGTGCTTGCCAGATAGCACTATATATGCAAATTGCCGCTCTTCCCTATCAAATTCTGAACCATCTATGGCTACATCAAGTTTCATACTCGATCCCCTCGCTTGCACTTGCCCTTGTGCCCAGCAATCAGCGCGCAGTGGTAGCTCTCGCCATCATCCTCGCAGTACTCAATGTGTGAGCACGGATCAGGGCAATCAGATAGGGCATCTTGTATGCCGAGTGCGCAGGAATCAATCGCCGACTCGACCTCGACCTTGCCTATCTTGCCAGCCGCAATCGCTCGCAGCGCATCCATATTAGGCTTGGCGCAGGGTGTTGGAGTCGCACCCGCGACGCTGAGGCTAGCTCCCGCCTGAGATGTATCAGGCCCAGAATCAACTCTACCCCCGCTTGTAGGGCTTTCCAGATATTGCCAACACGCCCGCACAATCAGGCTCGCCAGACTCACTTGATCCTTGGTTGCCTCATGCTGCAACAACCGCCGTAGCTCGCCAGGCAGACGCAATGATAATGGGCTCTCTCTCATATCTACCAGTGTACTACCATCTGGTAATACCATTAAGCCAAAACGGTATTACCAAGTCAAAACTCTGGCTCTTTCTTGGGGCGGGTTTCCGCGCCTGCCTTGCTCGCAATGGGGAGCAATACAGTCTTGATGCCCAGCTCGCCATCCAAAGTCATTTTATCACCATAAATCTTGGGCAAAACCTTTGATAAGTACCACTTACGAGTATCAACGCGCAGACGGGAACGCGCTTGCGCCTCATTATCAGGCACGATGCGAGAATTTCCCTTTTTATCCTGGATCTCCATGAAATCATTAGTAGAATCATCTGCGATATTGAATAATTCATCGGCCAACAATTCAGCCTGCAATTTTCGCGCACGCGTGTATTGCTCCGAAAAACCCTCGCGATTATCTAATACCCAACCGCAAACTGTTGAAACTGCTGGAAATTTATCATCGGATGAGCAAATAGAGCGAAGGGATTCCCCCTGAGATAATCGATCACATATTCTCCACTATTTGCAATTATTCTCCACTTTTCTCCATTTTTCGCTTGACTTATTTTGATGCTTGGACGATACTCATTACAGATCAACAGAGGCACCATCCTCATAGGATATACAAAATGCAGATAGGCGATAGAGTATATGTAGAATTCCTCCACAGCACAATCCTCCGCGTAGTGGCCATGGATCAATATGGCTACACTGTGGGCAATGAATGCGGGAATTGCTTCGATGTGAGCAAATATGGCATCGAGCAGTGCGAGGGGCCGTGGTATCATACTCCCCGCTCTGTATCGCTCATTGTGGAGCAGCGCCCGATTAATCGCATGTATGCAGGAGTGGCTGGGCCTGTAGTCCGGCCCGCCGATCTGCGCAATGGAAATATCCGCAAATTCAGCAATGTGCCCGCGTGGATCACCGATGCCGATGTGCTGGAAGTAGCCTCAAAAGTGATACTTCTGGCTATTCCTGAATCAGCCCTAGAAGGCGGAGTGAATTTCTCCATCGTAGCTCGCCGTGCATCCTCCAATACCGCGAATGGAATGCCAATCCTGCGAATCAAAAATGTTTGCGGAATGCAAGTAGCCGCCTCCGCGCCAGATGAAAACTGGATTCCCACCAATCACGAAGAGTTGAACGCAATGCTGCGCTCCCCGCTAACGCCGCTGCACATCGAAGCCGGTATCCAGTATTACGGGTATCTGTATAGGTTCCCCCGCACACGCGGGGATAGACCCATCCCGCCAATCACCCAAACACATCCAGACTACGAGGAGGGGAATTGATATGCATTTCGGATTGAAATCAGCAAGGAATAAGCGGCATCCGCTATGGAGATTCAGGAATACCACGATATTGGCTATTTTCTGTTTGCGCAGTATTCCTAGAATAAAGCCGAAGAGGTATCAATGATCCTCGCCCCGATCCACGCATGGGTGCAGTACGTCGCAGCTCTGGCGTTGCTCGTGCTTTACGCTCCACGCTGTACTAACACTAAGGAGGATGAGATGAGAAAGTGGACGAAGGAATAAAAAGCATCTGGGGCGAGCCTTGTAACGAAGCTTATTAATGAGTGCGAGGATATGTCGGATCTTTCACAAATTCTTCATGCAGCTAATGAGCTTGCCTGCCAGAGGAATGCGCTGCTGAACTCAGTAAAAGCTCTCCTAATCGAATTAAAGACGTTTTCACCCGGAGCTTCTCGTGCAGAGATTTTAGAGGCCGAGGAACTGCTCAAGAAAGTTGTTGCCCTATGAGCCACCTCCAGCTAGTAATCTCCGCGCACCACATGGTATACGCAGCCGCTGTAATCTTCATTGTCTGGGCACTGATTGCCTTCCGATGGGAGATCGTCTCGGCCTTCATGCAAGGCGTCTGCAAAACCCACTACCAACCGTATAAACCTACAGGAGAAAAATAATGTGCAGATTCGCTAGTTTTGTGCTCACCAAAGACGACGTTTATTTTTCGGATAAGACCGATTCACATACCGAAATTTGCAATCAGTTTCACCTCAAAGAGGACAACCATCGCAACGAACCGCAACTGCTGATGTGCGAATTGCTGCCCACTACCGATCTGGATGATTTTGATACCTACGAATGCACTTGGGACCAAGACATCAAACCCGATTGGTTTATCCCAGAGATCGACGAAAAACGTGTCCGAGAAGCCATGAATGAGCGGTTTCCTGCCGGAACAATTACGTCCGTAGCGGAGTACGTCGATGCGAGAGGATGCACTGGCCTAACCAAACTCGATACGTCCGTAGCGAAGACCGTCTATGCGAGAGGATGCACTGGCCTAACCAAACTCGAT